GTTGCCGGAACCGCCAGTAGCTATGACCTGCGTGTTAATGGCTCGTCAGCGTTTAACGGCTCCATCGACAACATCTCCGTGCGAGAAGCGCCGAAGCTCGTCTGGGCACCGCACAATTTGGTGGACTACAGCGAGGACTTCTCGCAGTGGACTGCATCTAACGGAACCTTAACCAGCACCGATGTTTCAACGCCCGTTTCGCCTGATGGATCCTTTACGGCGGACGAGTTTACTTCCTCTAGTGCATACGGAAGTGTGCAACGAACTGTAACGAACCTCAAAGTTGGGGTGTCTTACACTTTCAGCGCATGGGTACAAAAAGGCACGGCGACTAACGAGTGGTCAATCTACGACGCCTCTAATGCAGTGGTGCTAGATACCACTACGTCTGCCAGCAATGGTGCGTGGGAAAAACTGCAAGGGACATTTACGGCTGACAACACCCTAAAAGTTTTGCGATTTCAGGATCGAACCGGGGCGGCGTCCACTGGCACGGTCTACCTCTACGGCGCACACCTCTACCGTTCCGACCTCGGCGGCATGGCACAAGTCCCCGGCGCTGCAACAGGCTTCGAGTATTACGTCCCCACCAACGGCTCGGCTGAGTACCTGCCTCGGGTGGGTCATCACGTGTTCAATGGGTCCGCTTGGGTGAACGAGGGGCTGCTCATTGAGAGTGAGCCTCGGACGAATTTGTTTGACTATTCCAATGACTTCTCTGGTAACTGGGCCACGAACAGCTCCCCAACAGTCACTCCAAACGCCTCTACTGGCCCAGATGGGACACTTAGCATGTCTCGTATAAGTGCCAATGGCTTATCCGGCAGCGGGGTATATGAGTTCGTTGCCAATCCTACAGGGGTCGCTACTTACACTTTTTCCGTGTTCATAAGGGCAGTTAGCAACGCTGGAAACATTCGTCTCAGACTAGAAGGATCGTCTTTGACAAATAGCGGCATTATCTATGACGCCCACAACGCTGCGTTCGTTTCTAACCAAGGCGCAGCACCTGATGCCTATACTATCGAGGACTTTGGCAACGACATATATCGGGTTTCAGTTACTGCTACCACAACAGGGGCCGGAACGCTTGGATGCGTGATCTACGATTGGTCAACAGCAGGTGCAGTTTTTGACATCTACGGCGCACAACTCGACCAAGGCCAAGTGGTCAACGGAACCCCAGTAGACGCCCCCACCCCAAGCTCCTACATGCCGACCAACGGCGGGACGTACACCAGAACCGCTCAAAGCCTCACGGTGCCACCTGCGGAGTTCGGGTGGCCGGAACCTGAGTATATCTCGGGTGAGCTGGTGGATAACAAGACGTTTGATACTGACACGAGTGGGTGGGCTGCGTTCAACTACCAAGGCCACTCTGTAACGATCTCGTCTGTGTCAGGCGAGATGACGGTTGAAAACGACCCTACAAACGGCGGCGCAGGGACGGCATACCGAGCCATTCCAACTGTTGTTGGGCAAGTCTACTCGGTCTCTGTTGATTTCATCTCCACGACAGCCGGAACGCCGAAAGTCCTAATTAGAAACTCAACGGGCTCAAGTTCATTGTCGGAGATTACAACGTCAGGCGCAGGAACTTACACAACCGCCTTTATCGCAACGGCAACAAGTACGCTCGTCATTCTAAGCCAGAATACAACTGCTGCTGGGAACACGACCAAGTGGGACAACATCTCAGTCCGAGAAATCAACCCCCTCTCCGTCTCGATCCAGATGGATGGCCGCATGACTTATGCGGATGAGGATGCGGCTGCAACCGTTAGACCTTACCGATGGTATATCGACAATAATAATTATGTTGCAGATATTTGGGTGCGAACTGACGCCGCTTTCAATGGTGCGGTCCAGTTCAATCAAGAGGACGGCGGTTCCTTGGCGCATGTCCGACAAGACACCTACACCCCCGGCGTACTCACCCCGTTCAACATCAGTTCCCGCCACGGTTCCACCTTCATCAACGGTGCAGTGGACGGTGTGGCACTGACTGCCAACACAACCCCCACGGCACTCCCAGACCTCTCCAGCACGGACCTCCAGATCGCCTACGACTTCATGGGCACCATCAGTCAGTTCCGGCAGTTCGCAGGTGACATCGGAGACACCGGCCTCGTCACGGCGACCAACCCAAGCACTGAGCCAACCCTAAGCCTGACCTTCGACGGCACAGGCGGCTCGTTCTACAACCTCAACTGGAGTGAATAACATGGCGAAAGTCTATGACACAGCGACCGACCTCATCACGTTCGCTCGTGGTAGCTCCGGCACGGCTTTGCGTCGTGTCGGGTATGGCGATGAGTTGGTGACGGACTTCAGCACCTACGCTGACCAGACTGCTTTCGACGTGGACTGGACGAGAGGCACAGGCTGGACGTTTAGCGGCGGCGTTGTGTCGTTTAGCAACTCGACAGGGACGGAGTTGAGCCAGTCCTTATCCCTACCTGCGGGCGTGTATGCAGTGACCGCAACCGCAAGTTACACAGGTACGGCCCCCACTGTTTACTTTAACTCACCGGGCATAACGAACACTGTGTCACTGAGCAACGGGACACCCACAACGGCAATTTTGGCGCACGACGGAAACTACTCCAAAGTGACAGTGCTGGGCGTTGGAAATTCAACTGTCACTATCGACAACATCTCCGTCAAGGAAGTCATCTTCGACCGTGCCACGGACCCCCTCGTTCTGTTCAACCACCCCGATGACATCCCACGGATCGAGTACGATGGGTCTGACGGGTCGCTGAAGGGGCTTCTGATCGAGGAGCAAAGGTCGAATTTGGTGACGTACTCGGAGGACATAAACCAGTCCTTCGCCAGCCAGACTGGTGTTTCAATTGAGCCAGCAGCGGCAACCCAAGGGCCAATCTCAGCAGCCCAAAGGATGGTCGCAGACACAAGCACAGGCTTTCACCGTGCTGCGGGGACTGCGCCAGTACAAAATGGCACTGATTACACGTTCTCTTGCTTCTTTAAGGCTGACGGGCAGGACGTTTGTGGGCTTGGTGTGTACACAGGAACAGCGTTTACCGCCCGTGCGAGCTTCGACCTGTCAACCGTCCAAGAGACGGTAAGCAACGGCTCGGCAACCATTAAAAGCGTGGGCGGCGGTTGGTATCACTGCGCAGTCACAGGGACAACCACAGGTGCCTCCGCAACAGTATACATCTACGTCAATAGCCTTTTCGGTAGCACTGGCGACGGCACTTCCGGCGTCTACCTCTACGGCGCACAGGTCGAAGCAGGCTCCTTCCCGACCTCCTACATTCCCACCTCGGGCAACCAGAAAACCCGTGACCCCGACCTCGCAAGCATCCCGGTGAGTGCGTTCGGGTACAATCAGGATGCAGGGACTTTCGTCGCAGATTACACACCTGTAACAAAGCAGAACCAGTACGCTATTTCTGTCGTGCCTACCTCTGGTTACTCCGATTATATGGCGCTCTTGTGGGGCAATGCGGGGTATCAAGTCCGCTTCCAAGTCACCGTAGGCTCGGAAACAGCTGCTCAATTAAACACCCTGAGCAACACTATAGCTGGCACACAAACTGTTCATGCAGGCGCATACGCTGCAAACGATTTTGCCGCCTGTAATGATGGTGGGACTGTTCTGACAGACACCCTTGGCGATGTCCCATCTGGTCTGGTTCAGATGAAAATTGGCTCTGAGTTTAGCAACTACCTCAACGGCCACATCAAGTCCCTCAAATACTACCCACGCCGATTAACCAACACCCAGTTACAGGAGCTTACGGCATGACAACCGAAGAACCCATTATCCCAGAAGCTCCGAAGAGGGACTTCTACTACGCCTTCACCGACGAAGCGGCAGCAGCTACGGCACTTCAGCCGTTCTATTACCAGCCGCAGGTGCAGTCCGTTGACCCTGAGACGGGCGAGAAGCTGTTTGACGAAGAAACAGGTGAACCCGTCATGGAAAACGATGGCGACGCCTACCTCGTTATGAACAGCCACAACCACTCGTTCGACATCGTGGGCCTGATCCATGAACCAACCGGCAACATGCTGACAGACGCCGAGGGCATCGAGTACCCCGAGATGGCCCCCATCGACGGCTGGCACATCAACCTTCGGATCCGTGGGGATTACATGCGGGACGACGCCGAGGCAATTGATGCGACAAGCGGCGTTTCGCCCGTGACACCGCATCGGACTTGGCTGTAGTCCCCTTAACACCCCTCAGGAGTCCCTCAGGTGCCCGTACAGAGCACTTGGGGGCCTTCCCTATATAACCACTAACCCAACACAGCAAAGGCCCTACAGGAGCTTTTAAATGAGCAAGGACTGGACACGCGAAGATTACATCGAAGAGGACGTACGCCGTCATTCAGATGAGCTTCGAACCCTAACCAAGATAACCCAAGAAAACGCAACGCTCCTGCAAGCTGTCATCCTCGAAAACGAACGGTCCCGAGAGACCTTCTATAAGTTCGTGGAGCAGGTTGAGCGGGAGTTTGAACGTCGGCAGACACTCGTAGACAACCACGAGAACCGTCTTCGTGACCTTGAGAACTGGAAGACACGTACTGGAGCTTATTGGGCATTCGTGTCCGCTGTGGTCGGCCTCGGGGCCAGCCTCGGATTTATCCTAGTTCGCTCCCTAATCTCCTAAGGCGCTCAGAGGCCCACACAGGGCCTCTGGGTTCCACCCTTCCCTACATAGCAATAAACACGCAAAGGCGCCCTGTGAGCTTCACAGAGCCGTATGGAGCATATCTATGTCTACACTTAAGAACTCTCTGGACCTGATCCAGCAGTTGATGACCGATCACTTCGTTGAGCGGCTTCAATCAGGGGACATCTCCCCTTCTGAACTAAACACCGTACGGCAATTTCTTAAGGACAACCATATTATCGTGGCACCTGAGAAAGCCGACACCATGGGCACCCTGAGTACCCTCTTGCCTGACTTTGGAGCAGACGACGAAGCCGATGACCAAACAACCTTCAACTAATAACCTCGAGAAGATCAAGGGAGACTTCAGGCTTTTCACGTACGTCTTGTGGAAACACTTGGACCTCCCTGATCCTACACCAGTCCAATACGATATCGCTCAGTTCCTGCAAGAGGGTCCTAAGCGTTCCATGATCTCCGCATTCCGTGGCGTTGGTAAATCATGGCTTACCTCTGCGTACGTCGTATGGATCCTCCTAAATGACCCTGACAAGAAAATCATGGTGGTCTCTGCGTCTAAGGACAGAGCGGACGCCTTCTCGGTTTTCTGTAAGCGGATCATAGCTGAACTAGACATCTGTCAACATCTAATGCCCGGCCCAGATCAGCGTTCATCTAACCTTTCATTCGACGTTGGCCCTGCTAGGGCTGACCACTCCCCCTCAGTTAAATCTACAGGCATCTCAGGGCAGCTCACGGGTTCCCGTGCAGACATCCTGATTGCCGATGACGTGGAGGTCGCTAACAATAGTGACACCCAAGGGTCCCGTGACAAGCTCTCAGAGAGTGTGAGGGAGTTTGATGC